ATTGCCAATAGGAGCTGCCTTCGTATGGTGTTTGGCTGTAGCTGGACTGTGTGGCCCAGAAGGATGATCCATTGTAGGTCACTGCGTCGTACGTATTGTATGACGCGTAGTGGTTCCACTCTCCACGAGGTGTGAATTGTGGACCTGACGGACCTTGTTCACCTTGTGGTCCTTGTGGACCTTGTTCACCTTGCGGACCCGACGGGCCTTGTTCACCTTGCGGACCTGGTGGGCCTTGTGGTCCTTGTTCACCTTGTGGGCCTTGTGGGCCTTGTTCACCTTGCGGACCCGACGGGCCTTGTTCACCTTGCGGACCTGCTGGGCCTTGTAAGCCTTGCCATGATGCACTATTAGCATGTACTGTTGTATAAGTGGATTGCCAATTAGCACTCAAAGCTTTTAAATCTGATGCATTATACAAATTTGAATTTGTCCACACACCTGATACAGAATTATAAATTAATCCTTGACCATTTGTTGTACCATTGATTCTAACATCGTGCAATTCATCTAGTTCATAACCATTGTCAATTTCTACATAAATTTTGCCATTGACTGTGGAATTGAGAGCAAAACCAACTTTGACTAGGTGGTTAGGAGCTACAGGCTTGACTGTAGTCATGCTACCTGCAATAGTTGGTGATAAATACAATGTTGTGCCTTCTGCAAATGCCCTTGTATCAATGCCATTTAACTCACCAGTGGTTATGATGCAACCTTCAGCATTGTTTGGTGTTGGTGCCATGGTTATACCAATAGTATCAGCAGAGCTAAGGTCTGACACTGCTAATGCTGGCCACATTTTACCTCTGTTACCCTGAGCACCAGACAAATAAACCACAGTGCCTTTTGGAATCTCTGCACCAGTTTTGTTGACTCCAAAAACCCACAACAACTTGTTGATAGGATATGATATTGTAGGATTTTCGTTCGTGAATACTAATGTACGAGCATCGGTATCATAATATAAACGCCCATCAACGTGAACTGGTGGCGCAGCAGAGGGTGCAAAATCTATAGTGTTGGTAAGTAAATTAGCAGCAGAGAAAATGTTGAATGCTGATATTGATGTGGTGTTGCTGTTGGAAATAGTTAAATTGCCTGTAGATTGATTGAAGCTTAATGTTTGATTACCCCCGCCACCACCACCAACACTACCACTACTACCACCACCACCGTAAGACGCTACATATTTTTTGATGTTAGCTGATTCAGTTTCAAATCTAGACTCAATTTGCTTTTTGAGTTGATTTAAATCTTTTTCGCTGATTGCAACTGATTTAATATCTTTAATTTTTTTATCAATTGCTTCGGTAAATTGGGTTTTGAGGTTTTGTAACTCAACATTATTTGATTTTGTTTGATTTATAGTATCGCTGTAAAGTTCAACAGTTGTTAATATATTTTCTCTGATTGAATTGATTTCAGCAAGAGTTGAATCTCTATCAATACGATTAGCATTAATAGATTTCTCAACCATTTTCGTGAGGTTATCTTTAGCTGAATTAATATTTTCTGTAGAAGATTCTTGGATTCGAGAAATACGTTCATCTATTAGTTCTGTGATAGATTGTCTAAATTGGTCGATTCTATGTTTTTTATCAGCATAACTTTCGTGTAATGCATCTATTGCTGCAGTTTTTTCACGATTTACATCCAAAACTGACGGTTGGTAAAATTCAGTTACAATGCCATTCATAACTGTTTTTTCTGTCGCAAAAACATCACGACCACTTGAAAGTGATTTTGTATTTAAAACAATATTGTTGTCACCTTCACGTAACACAAACAATGTGGGGTAAACTCTTCCATTAACTTGAGTATCAATTTTGATTACTGGGTCACCATTAATCGTATCTACCTTTTCTGCTATAATCTTATTAACCCCGCAATTAATTTCAAAAACATCAATGAATATTTCTTTAAATTCCTGTGCGATGATATAATTTAAACCTTTATCTGTGGGTATGTATGAATGCTCACGTTCTAGTATTTTAAGAGTATTGCTCACTACTTTATTTATTCAAAAGAATAAAAAAACCACAACTTAAGTTTCACCTGTAATATTTAGTCTCTTTAACTCACTATTACTCTATAACTCTTTTTTGTAAAACCCAAAAAATAAAAAATTAAAAAATATATAATAATATGGATAATTTAAAATTAAAAAAATTCATTGAAAAGGAACTAGAAAAGATTGCTGACATCGTTGATGTAATATATGATAAACTCGAAGAAAACGGCGATGAAGACTTATATGATACATCAGACATTTGGCTATCAGGAATAAAACATTTAATTAATTACGATGAAACTGATTTAGCAGTTGATTCTACAGCCGCTGATACCCTAGATATGTTAGTATGAATCGTGTTGGTATTATTCTATGTGGTGGTGTTGGCTCTAGATTAGGCCAGATAACTAAAGCTATACCTAAATCTCTTGTACCAGTATATAACAAACCGTTAGTTGATTACCAGCTAGAATTATTTGAGTTTTTAAATATACGCGATATTATTATTATCACAAGACCCGACACATATGAGTTATTTACCAACTACATATTAAAAGATTCAAATTGGGTTGACCGGTTTAATAATATTAAAGTACTCGAACAAAAAACACCTGGGGGTATTGCACAAGCATATCAAATTGTTTATAATCATATACCTGAAGGTGTTAGTACCTTATTAGGTCTCGGTGATAATATATTTTATTTCACAAATGAGCATGAAAAAGAAGAATTGAAACGTTGGTGTAATACAAATACGAATTTCATCACCACGGTATCTGTTAAAGATCCAAGACCATATGGTGTTGTAAAATTTTTAAATGAAACAAATGTGATTGCTGATGTAGTTGAAAAGCCAATAGATCCTCCTTCCAATCAAATTATACCGGGGTTATATTTCTTTGATTACACTGTATTTGAAAAAGCAAAAAATCTTCAACCATCTCCACGTGGAGAACTTGAAATCACAGATGTACAAAAACTATATATTAAAGAAGGTAAATTAGCAGCGTTCAATTTCAAATCAGTATTTTGGTATGATTGCGGCACTGTGCAAGATTTATTAGACGCAAATAATTTCATGCATATTATGAAGGACAAACAATGCAAAATTTAACTCTTGAAAGCAAAACAATTCTAGTTACAGGTGGTTATGGCTTTATTATGTCTAACCTCATTAATTTACTAAACGAAACATATTATAACATTACAATTATAAATGTCGATAAATGTGGTGCTGGTTCTAATAAATCAAACATCTTACCTGCGCGGCATAATAACCGTATCATTAATTTTCAGTTAAAATGTGAAAATGAAAAATTTGTAAAAATACTCAAAAAGTATCAGCCAGATTTTGTTATTCATGGGGCTGCTGAGTCACACGTAGATCGTTCAATTAAAAATCCTGTTGAGTTTGTAAAATCAAATGTTATTGGTACATCTAACGTTATTGCAGAAGTTGATTGGTATCAGAAAAATGTTAAAGACTGTAGATGTGTATTGATCAGCACAGATGAGGTGTATGGGCATTTATCACTTACAGATGAGCCGTGGACAGAAGATAGCTATTTAGCTCCGAGATCCCCATATGCATCTTCAAAAGCCTCCGCGGATCTGATCGCTTTATCTTTCTATAACACTTTCGAAACTAACTTTTGTATTGTGAGGGGTTGTAATAACTTTGGTCCAAGACAAGATACAGAAAAACTTATACCAAAATATATTACAACTCTTTTGCAAGGTGGTACGATGCCAGTATATGGTACTGGTCAAAATGTTCGTGAATGGGTATATGTAACAGAGTTTTGCTTTTTTATTCTAGATAAATTAACTACGTATAAGCCAGGTAATGTTTATAATTACGGTAAAGGTATAGCACGAACAAACTTGCAAGTGTTAGAAGAAGTGTTTTATTGTACACAATTCTTTATAGCAAAGCGTGAGCCGAACAATTTTAACTATACCAATTTCAAAAACACATTACAATTTGTGGAAGATAGAAAAGGTCATGATTTTAGATACGCAATGAGATCTAATTACCCATATTATAGTAGCAAACCTTTGAATAGTTTCAGAAAACAGATTTATAACACCATTGAGTATTTTTATGAGCAACCCAAAACAACAGAAAACAAAAACTGGATCCAACGCATCTTTAAATTTATTTGCTGATGCTATCAAAAACACCATCAATGAGTTACAGTTATTGTACTATTCATGCGCGTATAATGCTAAGGTTGGTATTGAGCAGCACATAAATTACCTACAAACCATTTTAAAGGAAAATGGATATAATTGAAGCATGGTTGTTTCAGATGTGCCAAAATTCCAAAACCACTTACAAACTGTTGATCTAATTCTAGATAAAGGTTCAATTGAATTTTGGGCCAAGCATAGTGAGCGAGTTATTTTCAAACACGTATTTGAATACCTCAACAAACTTGATAAGTTGAAAGAAAAGTATAACATTCTGTGGTTACCAAATTTAAATATTTTGGTTAAAACCAAAACCTCCCGTAAAGAATTCCCTTATCGTTCAGAAAATAACTAACGGAAAACCCATATAATAAAGGGGTAACAAACAAACAAATAAAAATAAGCAAAATGAATTTAAAACTCATTAATACTGAACTCGTCAAAGTTTCTGATATCGATATTCCTTCTCGATTTTATAATCGAATGACTAGTGGTGTTAAAGAATTAGATGATCTTTTCGGTGGTGGTATTCTACCTGGATCTACCTTTACTCTTACAGCTACTCCTGGTACAGGTAAAACGACCTTTTTCCTACAACTGCTTGAAGCTCTTCAGCTTAATGGCTATAGTTGTGGGTTTGTTACCGGCGAAGAAGACGTTACGCAGATTGCATTCAGTTGCAAACGTCTTGGTATTACACACGTACCTGTCTGTAATGAGACTAATATCGATAAGATTTTGAATCTTATGAAGCATCTTGATATTATTATTATTGATTCGTTCCCCACACTTACCACTACTAAGTCTTTTAATTCTCGATCGCGTGAGAAGTATCTTATCGAGAGTATTATTGAAGCTGCGACTGAAAATGATTGTGCAGTTGGTATTATTCTTCATATTACCAAGTCGGGTAATTATAAAGGATCGACTCTCATACCACACTCGGTTAGTGCAAACTTCAAACTTGAACGGGATGAAGAAAATGAATCAATTCGTATTCTTTTTGTAGAAAAAAATCGTTACGGGTGCTGCAGTAATTTGACTATGTATTTTGGTTCTAGGGGTTTTGACTTCTCTGAAATCCAAACTACTGAAAGACCTAAGAAAGAGAGTAAAGCTGATCGTAACCGACAGATGTTTGATGCTGTTCTCAAGCTTGCTGCAGATCATGGTGTTACTCAAAAGCAAATTGTCAAACATCTAAAAGTTAGTTCTAGCAAAGCCTATACCCTTCTCAAAGAACTTTCCAATATGGATGAACTCGTTAAATATGGCCGTGGTGAAAATGCTATTTTTAAAAAAACTTTAAAAAAAGAAGTTGAAGTCTAATTTTTAGGTATTATAATGTTTATATATGAAAAACACAAAAAAACTAAACATCAATCGTAACTGGTACAACAACTCTAATGTCCGCCCTAAGTCTTTCTTGGTGCGCATGGATCGTAGCCCAACTGGTGAATATCGTGTTGCAAATGCGTACGTTCAAAACGTCGTTAATCAGCATGAGCGCAAGTTCCAGAAGGTTGATGTTCGTGATCTTACTGCTGACCTTAAGCAGGGTGCGATCTTCTCGTATTAATAAAATAACAAAATAAAATAACAAAATAACCAAAAACCCTGGAGAGTAATTACTCTCCAGGGTTTTTTATAAAAAGATTTTTTGTTTGGTGTATGCTAAAAATAGCAGATTTAACTGAAAATCATATTTGACTAATATTTGTTATACAGTAAGTATATTCATGATACTTCTATTAGGGGCAACGGGGTATGTTGGTAAAGCATTTCAAAAATATTTCAACCATAACAATATAACTTATTGCACATATCAAATTAGATATCAGTTTAATGAACTTAAATTAATTGAGTTCATTAATGCAAACAAAGTTACTGCAATATTTAACTGTGCGGGTTATACAGGTAAACCAAATGTGGATACCTGTGAAGCAAATAAAGTTGAAACACTTCAGGCTAACGCGTTTTTACCAAAACAGTTAGATAAAGTTTGTCGTAAACTCTGTATTAAATTAGTGCAAATTTCTTCTGGATGTATCTTTAATGACACACAATGCGAACAAGGTCTACCACCTATTACAGAATACAGAGATTTTGACACACCTAATTTTGCATTTCTCGATAAAAAAGCTTCTTGGTATAGCGGTACCAAAGCTTTAGGTGAAACATTAATCAATGATAGGCATAATTTAATTTGTAGATTGCGGATACCATTTAATGGTGAAATTAATCCACGTAATTATATTACAAAAATAATCAATTACAGCAATTTGTTAAATAGTACAAATTCGTTTTCTCAATTAGAAGAATTTGTTGCTGCTGTATATAGATTGTATGCACTCAATCTCAGTGGTATTTTTAATGTAACACAACCAGGTTATATGACCACAAAGGAAGTTGTTGAACTTTTACAAAAACATGAAATAATTACATACGACAAACAATACTTTAAAAGTATTGAAGAATTTGAATCGACGTGCGCTGCGCCTCGCTCTAATTGCGTATTAGATAGTTCATACACTGAATTATACGCTAAACTAACACCCATTAAACAAGCGATGGAAGAAGCAATTATTAGTTATAAGCAACAATTACTAAAATGAGTAACAATCAAGCAGAAAGTGATAAAAATTAAGGTTGGTGTCGGTAATTTAGTTATACTTAAGTTACGTGATTTTACCACCGATGCAATAAATACTTTTATGAAAAACATTATTACATCGATCGTTTCGACAAATAAAGGGTGGTTTGTGCGCCAAATTCTCAAGTACGCTGCTGTAGGTGGCACTGCTTTATCAACATGGCTTATCTCCAAAGGCGCTGATTCTTCTAGCGTGGAACTCATCACCACTGGGTTGATTACTCTAGTTTCTGGTGGTTTGGAATTATTCTTTTCCAAGCTTGCCTCCAAAATTGCTGCTAAATGATCACTGTTTGGGTGGAAATGATTAAAAACTTGCTTTTAGCTTTGACGGCATACTTAAACCTCAAAGCCAAAACTTTTTATACAGATCTACATGAAAAATCCCATAAAAAACAAGATGAGCTCGTTAATCAAATTCAAGGGCTTACTGCTAACCCTAACCCTGCTAACATTGCTCTTGTTAACCGCTTGCAATTGCAACTGCAACAAGAGCGCGAAAGGCTTACAGATTTATCAGCCTACTGTCCTAAGAGTTCTACCAAATCAAACTCTTAAAACTTGCGACGGTACCTACACTATTCAAGGTAATAAATGCGGTTTTGAGCGATTGTATTCTGAACAAGAATACATGCGAGTGGTAAATCTTTTAAATTACGGCATAACAGATGTTAAATAATAATATATGTCTAGCGAAGAAATTAAAAAAATGCAGTCTAAAATCGGTGTGGTTCCAGATGGGTTTTGGGGACCAAAAAGTCAAAAAGCTTGCTGTGATTATTTAAAGAGTTTAATGCCAAAGCCAACACCTTGGCCAAAATCAGATCAAAGTTCTTTGCGTGAATTTTATGGGCAACCTGGCGATGTGTCTAATCTTGTTACTGTGGATTTTCCATTTCCAACTTTTTATGGAGGTAAAATGGTTAGAAAATTTCGATGCCATAAAAAGGTTGCTGATTCTTTGCTACGTATATTAACAAACATTAATTCAAAATACAGCAAAAATCGACAAATTATGGAAGAAGCTGAAGATTTTGGTGGTGTCTATAATTTCAGAAACAAACGAGGTGGTGCATCTTTGAGTGTACATGCTTGGGGTGCAGCAATTGATCTTGATGCTGATGACAATACCTTCCGAGATTCTTGGCCCATGAAAGCTGATATGCCGTTAGAAGTTATAGAAGAATTTGCACGAGAAGGGTGGTTGAGTGCTGGTGCTTTTTGGGGTTACGATGCAATGCATTTCCAAGCTACTCAATAACAATTGATATTTCTAAAGGAAATACACTATAATTAGTGTATGACAAAACAGAAAATTATCTTGACCCGGGGTCTACCTGCGAGTGGTAAATCGACTTGGGCTAAAGAACAAGTTGCTAAAAGCAATGGTAAAGCAAAGCGTATTAATAAAGATTTGCTCAGAGACATGATTGATGCAGGCATATGGTCCAGTACAAATGAGCAGCAGATTCTCGATATTCGTGATCTTTTAATTGAGTATTTTCTTACCAATGATACAGAAACCATCATCATTGATGATACCAATTTTGAACACAAGCACTTTGAACGAGTTAAACTGATTGGTGAAAACACTAAGTGTAAATCCCTTGATGTTGAATACAAGGACTTCTTGAGTGTACCTCTTGATGAATGCATTCATCGTGATTCTCTGCGTGCTAAGCCTGTAGGTGAAAAAATCATCAAGAGCATGCATCAGCGATATATTCTTCCAGCTTTGCAGGATGAAACACCAATAAACAAAAAAGGCAATACCATCATTGTAGACATTGACGGTACTTTAGCTCATCGTTATAACCGCAATTGGTTTGAATACGACAAAGTTGACCAAGATCACTTGGATGTTGTTGTGTATGGTATTGTAGAAGCGTTTGCAAAAAAAGGTTATAACATTCTCATTGTATCGGGTCGTGAGAGTACGGAAATCTGCAAACAAAAAACTCTTGCATGGCTCGACAAGCACAAGGTCCCTTATTGTGGTCTTATGTTGCGTAAAGAAAATGATTACCGCCGTGATTCTATTGTCAAGAAAGAGATCTACGAAACTCTCATCAAAGATCGCTTTGATGTTGAATTTGTACTAGACGATCGCACACAAGTTGTAAATATGTGGCGTGAGATTGGTCTCAAATGTCTCCAAGTAGCATCTGGAAATTTCTAATTATTACAAAAGCATCTACACAGCAGGATGTCTAAGAGACCAATTTTAAAACTCAACGCAAGTTTTATGCCATTGGGTGTTAGCTGTTGGAAAGATATCATTGTTAATATCTTCTCTGGCACTGCACACCCTCTAGATATTTGGTGTGCTCAAAATAAAGATGGAACATATGGTGAATTAACCATTGAAACATTTGTTATTATCAAAGATTGGAAAGAATGTGTAAAATTGCCTATCCGGCCTGTTGATGATTTTGTACACACTAACAGCGGACCTGTTCGTCTACCTAGTGTTGTTATTGCTTCAAGATTTAACAGAGTAATATACAGATCTGTTCAATTTCCTACTAAACATAATATCTTCAAACGCGACAAATACACTTGTGGTTATTCTGGTCGCAAGTTACAGAAGCATGAATTGAGCGTTGATCATATTTTGCTCGCTAGCAGAGGTGGTGATAATACCTGGGAGAATTTAATCACATGTGCTAAAGAGATCAATACATTCAAAGACAATCGATTGCCACATAAATGTGGGTTGGCGTTGCTTTGGAAGCCAGAAAAGCCAACCAAAGGACTTGTGTTTAATAATGCACGAGAAGATTGGACCATGTTCTTGAATTATTGAGAAAATAATATATATAATTATAATGATTCGGTAATATGAAACTGCTCAGCTCCACAAATAACAAACAGATTGCGTCTACAGCTCGTCATGATTTTCACTAATCAAATTGAATTAATTCATGCTATTACTGCAGTTACAGTGATTATGTCCACCATCGCGTTGCTCTATGACATCTAAAGACGACAATTGGGTGGGTGCAAACTCTACAAAATCGTAGAATAGCTTGCTCTTAATGTCGGTGAAGCCAAAGACAAGTAACACTTGATCGTCTTCCAGTTAGACGAAAACGTAGCGGCTCTAACCAAGGCTGCTCTTATTCTGTAACATGAATACAATTATTATTAGAAGTGCAAAATCAAAAACTAAACGGAAATAAGATACAATAAAAAATATGAAAGTATACAAAACTGAATTCAAAAAGAAGAACGGGCAACTTCGTTCAATTACGTTTGTACGACCATCTGTTGATCAAGCTGATGAAGCTTTTTTTTCAACTAACATTAAAGGCACACGCCACGTTGTATTAGATGAAAAATTTGAACGCGTGTGGGATGTTGAAGCAAATGGCTTCCGTACGATTAATCATAAAGAACTCACCCAACCAATTGAACAGGTTGGTGTTGGTGTGTATGCTGAAACAACTAATACGTTTACTTGGTAATGATTGATTCCAACTACAACTTAAAGTCTATTTTACAATTAGCTGAAGAAATTACTTCAACTGAGCGTATTGTAGAATATGGTCACCCTGCTGTGAACTTTGCTGATATTGCATCGATGTGGTCTATCATCCTTAAAACAGATGTTACCCCCACTCAAGTCGGTCTTTGTAATATTGCAACAAAAATTTGTCGTGAGATTAACTTACACAAACGAGACAATCTCGTTGATATTGCAGGCTACGCAAAAGCTATTGATTTGGTAAATCAATATAATAATGACAATGAAGAAGAAGACTAAGACAATTAAAGTCAAAAAGGTTCGAATTAAAAAACCCAAACAAGATAAACCTGTCAGGGTAAAAGAGTATGGTAAGTATAAAAAACTTAAACCCACCACTCTTAAACCAAGTCAAATGGGTACTGCTTATTTGTTTGAGGTACTCAAAGTTGATAGCAATGGCGATCCTTCACTTACTCGGCGGGTAAAACTTTATAAGGGTGAAGTGGTAAAGGAAGTAGTTTATAATATATTAACAAATGAAATCGAACATACAGTCGGTAGCACCAACTATTGGAATGATTAGTGCAGAGCAAGCCCGTGCACAAACATCAGTAACATTGCAAGATGCATTAATTAAACAAATTGAGCGAGAAATCTTAGAATATGCTTGTCGTGGTCATAAGCGGTATATGTCTAATATCGTATTAGCTGATAGTGGTATGCAATTTTTACGTGATAATGGTTATAAAGTAGAGTTATGTGAAGACGATAAACTTAAATGTCTCACAGGTACTATCATCTCTTGGGAGTAATTATGATTGAGTTTATTGGTTGGGTCGGCTCGATGTTATTCGCTCTATGCGCATTACCTCAAGTTATTTTAGTTTGGAAACAAAAACACGCTCATGGTCTATCGTGGGGGTTTATTAATATGTGGTTTTGGGGAGAGGTGCTATGTTTTATCTATGTAGCAAGTCAACCATCTCTTCAAATACCTCTCCTAGCAAATTACATATTGAATTTTGTATTGCTATTGATTATATTCTTTTTTAAAGTGAAAGGAAATTTGTTATAATATAACATATGAAAGTTATTCGTGATTTACCACAACGTGATTTTAATGAACTTAACGCTGCTCAAGAATACCTTTTTGGTTCAACACCAGTAATTGGTAGCAGTACATTATTTATGCCAGTTATTGCGCAAATAGATATGCCTGCGCTTCCTAGGCTTATGAGTAATAGAGCAGAACGAGCTGCGCTCGAAACGACACTATTAACTCGTATTAAAGCAGTTTTTAACGAAATTGTTTATGATATTAAGCAAGCTATCGAACAAGAACGTTGCGCAGGAAGTTATTCGTATAAGTGCTACACATTAACCGATCCCCTTCCTGGTGAATACGTCGAAAACTCCCCAATGACATATCACGAATTTATGCAGTTGTGTAGTTAATAAAATTTTATACAGTGAACGGATATGAATTATTAAATTACGATCACATTCAACACCCACACATTGCTTAGGTGCAGAAGATTATGAATGAAAAACAAATGAATACAAACACTTACCCCCTAATGCATTTAAAATACTCACTATTTTTACCATCTGCTTGCTAGTTAGTTCTGCTTGCACCTATTTACATTAACTCATATTACAGCGTCAGTAAATTGAAAGAGCCCGTTGCTGTAGAATTTGAAGGAGAATTCCGTAGAACAATTAAAACAAATGAAGTATAATTTACTAGGAAATAATTTAAAATAGTGTTATAAGTAAGTTTTTAAAAAATGGCTGAGTAGTCCAATTGGCAGAGACATCAGATTTAAGATCTGATAAGTGTGGGTTCGAATCTCACCTCAGCTACCAAATCTAATACAAATAATAAACTAAATCAAAACCATGAAAGATACTAAGTTTACCACAACCATGACTTTTAATACCGATAAGGAGCTTGTACGAGATCTGCGCAATGAATTCGATATCGGTGAAAAGGAGATGATGTCATTCCTTATCCGTATTGCTATTCAGCATCGCGATGAGCTTGAAGCTCGAGTCGCTGATTACAAGTCTGAAGTGCAGAAGGTGAAAGATCTTAAGAAAGCTGACGCTCGTGAAGCTAAGAAAGTTGAGCACGAACCTGAGCAACCTAAAATGCTTAAGGTCGCTAGTGGTAGTGAGCTACGCAGCTTGTGGGCACAGCTAAAGAATTAATCAAAGACAGACTCTCTGCATTTAAGCAATTACGAGTAAAGTACGCATGGGATGTTTTACCTTTCGTAATCACGCGTAAAGCTAAAAATTAGTAAAGTAAATCTGATATAATAGTATGACAATCGAAGAAGAAAATATTAAACTTGTGATAGAAGCCATTCGAGAGAAGATCGATCAGCAGATCAATAACCCGATCATACCCGGTAATGGTTATGCACGTGCAACTGGATATTTGCATGGTATGTTAGAGATGCTAGTGAGTAATGTACCCGAAGCTCGTGAGTATATATCTAAGTATTTTATCGTCGCGACGCTGAGCCGGCTCAGCGCGCGAGCTAGCTTATTAAAATGCTCCGAAGTATAACCGATAACCTAATTTTCAAAATATATGAAAGACCTAATTAAAGCATTGAACGATGGTAAAATTACATTAGAGCAGTTTATTGCGATCGTCGCAGAAACATCTGTTATAAACGATGAATAGTAATTGATAAAGTTGCTTACTCGTTAATCCGAATTAATCGAATCGTGCATTATGCTGTGTGAAATGCGTAGGTTAGATGGGTGAAGCTCTGATATATCTATAATGGTATTATGGTAAATATACAGCAATTTTGTTAGGAAATGTGTAGGTTTCCTAACAAAATATAACTCAGAAATAAAGTAATCAATGAAAAACGTGTAGGTAATAGCACCTGTGAATCTGCAGAGGTATATTGAAGAACAAAGGAGTGATAAGAAGGAAATAACGAAATGTAAGGGAGTTCAATGATTTTAAAGCGATTGAGCTGAAAAATACACGCAGCGCTGAGCGCTTTCGATCTAAATTGCCGGGCAATATTGTCAAGAACGAGCTAAGCGTCTCAAAGATCATCGAAGAGCCTCTGAGACCATCGAAGACCTTTTAAAAGCCATTGCTACCGATGCCCGCTTCCAAATTGCTGAAACTATTCCGGGCCGGGGGTCGGGGTGCTAGCAGGTGTTCACGAACGGATTAAATCCGATTAAAGCTCAGAGCAAGTTACTTGTCTGCGTTACTAAAGTTCCTAAAGAAAGAGGCTGCCAGACTGTAAAGGAAAAATTATATAATAATGCCATGATCTACTGACAGTAGTTTAGACTAAGTAGTCAGAAAGGTAATTATGACTCATTATGAGCTTCAAATCCACATTATCTAACCCC